CTGTCATTATTGGTATATTTCCAGGTATACCAAAAAATGGACCAAACCCATCTAAAGGTTTCTCAGAAGGTTCATTTTATCCACTAGGTGAACCCACTAGTAGCAGACTACACAGAAATGAAAAAATTGAAGAAACTGCAATTGGTTACCACAATAATAACCTAGATACCAGTGTGCCTACGGCTAGTGGTGGTACCTGGAGTGAACCAAAATCAAAATATGATGCAAAAATCCCATACAATCGGGTGACACAGACTGAAGCAGGACATGTATTTGAGTTGGATGACACACCTGGTGCTGAGAGGATACACCTTCACCATAAGGCCAATACATTCTTTGAGATTGCACCTGATGGATCAAAGGTTACCAAAGTATCTGGAAAGAACTATGAGGTTTATCTTTCCGACAATAATATTCATGTAAAAGGTGTGTGTAACATTACAGTCGATGGTAATGCAAATTTATATGTCAAAGGAAGTGTGCAGGAAAAGGTTGCTGGCAACTATTCCTTGAATGTGACTGGAGACATAGTTATGAATGGTAAAACCATCAATTTGAATCATGGTACAATGGGTGCTGCAAGAATTGGAGATACGGCTGATACTGGGGACGATGGTACTGGTAGTCACTTTGATACTAATTCACCAGGCACCAATGTTATTGAAACTGGTTCAGGTACAGTATTCATTGGAGATTAAAATTTCGAAATTTTTCATTCCGGCCCAAGAATTTTCACCGGCACATCTCAGATTCCAAAAAGCGCATTTACTTTTAGCTCATAAATAAAAGATGACAACTTTAACCAAAATATACTCAGACATAGACTTCACTTTCACCAAAAAACCGGTGACAGGTGATGTTGCTTTAAGTTTTGATAATAAGGCTGTTATAAGATCAATCCGAAATCTGTTGTCAACAAAAAAGTATGAAAGACCATTTGATCCCGATTTAGGGTCAAACATTGATGCACTTTTATTTGAAAACTTCTCACCACTTGTTGCAAGTTTAATCGAAAGAGAAGTTACTGATACAATAAACAACTATGAGCCAAGAGCATTGTTAGATAGTGTCCGGGTTTCTGCTGATCCAGATTCAAATCAATATAGTGCCACAATAACATTTTACATAGAAAATGCAACATTACCGACAACAGTAACACTTCTTTTAGAGAGAAATAGATAAGATGGCTGCAAATACTGGTTTCAATATAACAGAACTAGATTTTAATCAAATAAAAACTAGCCTGAAGAGCTTTCTTCAGTCACAAGATACTTTGAAAGATTATAACTATGATGGTTCTGCACTTTCAACACTATTGGACATTCTAGCGTACAATACACAATACAATGCTTATTACTTGAACATGGTGGCCAACGAAACATTCTTGGACACAGCATTGCAGAGATCATCTGTAGTTTCTCATGCAAAAACATTGGATTATGTACCAAAATCTTCAATTGCACCGACAGCCACAATAAATTTAAAAGTCAATCAAGTTACTGATACATCATTAACATTACCTAAATTCACATCATTTTTAGCAGAATCTATTGATGGTGTTAGTTACAGCTTTGTAACAATTGAAGATTCTACAGTTACAGTATTGAATAACACAGCAAATTTTGATAACATCACATTGAAACAAGGTACACCAGTATCTTTGTCTTTCACCTATGATAGTACCACAAATATAAAATCAATATTTGAAATACCTGAAATAAATGTGGACACAACCACATTAACAGTTTCGGTGCGGGAATCATCATCAAACAATTGGTACAATATTCACACTCACGCAAAAGATTATCTAACACTCTCAGGTTCTTCTTTGGTATATTTCTTGCAAGAAAATGTCAAAGGTTTCTATGAAGTTAGTTTTGGTAACGGTGTACTAGGTAAAAAATTGGCCAATGGCAACATCATCACACTTTCTTATGTTGTGACAAATGGATCCGCTGCAACTGGCGCAAACAATTTTGTATTGATGGATTCAATATCGGGTTATTCAAATACAAGAATCTATCCATTAACCTCTGCAACTCAGGGTGGTGATAGAGAAACAATAGAATCGATCAAGTTTCAGGCACCAAAGTCATATTCAGCACAAGGTCGTGCAGTAACCAAAGAAGATTACATCACAGCAATCCAACAAAACAATCTTGGTTACTCATTCGATTCAGTGAATGTTTGGGGTGGCCAAGAGAATGATCCACCAGTATATGGGCAAGTGTTTATTGCAATGAAACCATCTGGTGCATACATGTTAACTGAAAATCAAAAATCAAAATTGATTAAAGATGTATTGAGACCTATATCGGTTCTTACCGTAGAACCAACAATTGTTGATCCAGACTATACCTATATTCAAATCACTGCAAATGTATTGTATGATCCTAAGAGAACAAGATTAACTGCAAGTGAGATAAAAGAAAATGTCAAGACTGCAATCAATAACTATGCAAAGACAACACTAAACAGTTTTAACTCTACATTTAGATCATCTGAATTCAATAATCAAATCAATTCAGTTGATTCTTCTATAATAACAAACGAAATATACATTCAACTACAGAAGAAATTTTATCCAAATCTATCTACACCAACCACATACAAGTTGTATTACGGTGCAGGCCTAAAGCGTGGTATGTTTTTGAGTGGTATAGGCAGTTCACCTTCAGTTGTATACAGAAACCCATTAAATTTAGCACAAACAATTGACGGTCTTTACATTGAAGAAGTACCATCATCAACAGGTGGTGCAGAATCTATCACAATAACCAATCCGGGTTTTGGATATCAAGGTCAACCAACAGTGACCATACTAGGTGATGGTACAGGTGCAACAGCAGAAGCTGTTATGACAAACAATGGTACTATAAAACAAATTAATGTTTTAACAAAGGGAACGGGTTACACATCAGCCATACTTAGAATTACACCAGCAGTAGGTGATACAACAGGTTCATCTGGTGCAGGTATCATTACACTTGAAGGCCGTTATGGTGTGTTGAGATTATATTACAATGACACAACAAATGTCAAGACTGTATTTAAAGGTAATATTGGTACTGTAGACTACAATTTAGGTGTTGTTACATTGGATGCATTTTCACCATTGAATGTGAATAATGATTTAGGCCTATTAACAGTAACCACCAACCCAACAACAACAATTATTTCTTCCACATATAATAGAGTTATTACTGTAGATGAATTTGATCCACAATCTATTATTGTGAATGTTACTGCCAAATCAACATGATAGATAACAGCCAAAAAACCTCAAATCTGGTTTTATCTCAGTTACCTGAGTATGTTCGGGATAATCCTGAATATGCCAACTTCAATCTATTCTTAAAGGCATACTACGAATGGATGGAAACAAATGGTAAAGTAACAGATAGGTCTAAAAACCTATTGAATTACAAAGATGTTGATGCAACAACAGAAGAATTTATAGATTATTTCAACAATGAATTTCTACCTTTCTTTCCAAGAGAATCATTGGTAAGTCAAGAGCAGGCTGTAAAAGTTGCAAGACAGTTGTACCAAAGTAAAGGTACACCAGCATCGTATGAATTTCTTTTCCGTGTACTGTACAATACTGATGTTGAGATATTCAATACCAAAGACTCGGTTTTCAAAGCATCTGGTGGTACGTGGTACATCGCAAAGAGTTTAAAATTACTATCGGCCAATCCATACTTCTTACAGACAAAAAACTATAGAATTTTTGGTGAGGTTTCAAAATCTATTGCAACGATAGAGGCTGCCGTATTAGTTGGCAATAAAACAGAAATATTCATATCAAACATAGAAAGATTGTTTAATTCTGGTGAAACTGTTAGAATTGTAGATTCAAACAACCAAGATGTTTTATTTGGTGGTAATGTTCTTCGTGCAAAAATTGTTGGTCAAATTAGTCAAATAAGAGTTAATCCAACAAGTCGTGGATTGACATATCAACCTGGTGATCCAGTTGTTGTTTACGGTGGACTAAATGCAAACGTTGCAAATCCAGTTGGTGCAACAGCAAAGGTTGGTGAAATTACCAAAGGTTCTATACAACGCATCAACGTGGTCAATGGTGGTTATGGTTATTCTGAGAAACCAAACACTATTATTATAATTGAAGATTCGGCTATAAGTGGTGCAAGAGCAAACGTTGCATCTATATCTCCATATTTACCTCCATCATTTAAAATAATTAACGGTGGTACAGGTTATAGAATTAACGATTCAGTTGTGTATGAAGAATCCACTTTTGCATATGTTTCTGAAGTTGATGCACAAGGCACTATAACAAATATTAGATACACTCAAACAGTAAATGCACAAGCTATTGTTGGCATAACTGCACAAGTATTTTCTTCAAATGTACAAGCCTCTGGTGCAAATATACAAACTGCCACGGCAGTAGGCAACGCAAGAGCCAATGTGGCTTTCATACCAATGGATGTTATTGGTTTTAAGAGAGAGATCAGATTAAGTAATGCAAATTTCTTCTTTGCTAATGTTGGAACATCTACTAAAGATACAACTCTTGCAAATGCATTTACTTTTGGATCAATAACAACATATCCCATATCTTCCGTTTTTGTTGATAATGGCGGCGGTGGAATAACTAAGATACCAGAAATAACCGCATTGTCTACATATAGAACAGAAGATTCCTTTGATGAATTTTCTGTTAATTCTTCACTAGAATCGCTTGGTATATTAGGTCCAGTTCAAATCAGTAACGGTGGTTCTGGTTATCAAGTGAACGATAGAATTGTTTTTAATGGTGGTCGTGGCCAAGGTCCTTATGCAAATGTAACAGGTGTGAATGGAACTGGAGCAATTACAGCAGTAGATTTTTTTATTGATCCACAGTATCGTACATATCCAAAATGGCCATTAGGCGGAATGGGATATACGAATGATTATTTACCTAGTTTGTCGGTAACATCTGCAAACCCATCAGCGACCGGTGCAAGTTTGTTTATTCCAAGTATTCTAGGAACAGGCGCAACTTTCTCTCCAGTCGTAGACAGAGCAGGTTCAGTAACAACAATCTCAATTGAAAATTACGGTGAAGATTATGAATTCAAACCTAATGTGTCAATACGAATACAAGATATTGTGGTATCTAATGTTGCAATTGAAAACTTGCCACAAAAAGATGATGTAATCTATCAAGGTCCAACAATCAATCTTGCTTCATACACAGCAAGAGTCAATTCAGTTTCATTGTTGTCTGCTGATGCGAACTCACAATTGTCATTATACAATTTGAGGGTTTACAATTACGATTCAAAACCAAATCC